ATGAACTCACCCTGCAAAGCCCGACCCCACTGATCCCGCGTATTATGAACACCAAGGATCCGGAACTTCACAGCACCGCCCCCCCAGGGAGGAACGATGTACCACTCCGCAAACACACCCTGAATATTCGTATTGAACGGGGTGAAGATCTTATCCGTCGCCTCCGCATACGCCGTGTTATCGACCTTGTCCTTCACCGTCGCGGACTGAACACTGCAACCAGGCTGATCAAACGCCGTCAACCCCGACGAGGCAGGAACCGTGTGGAACTTATCCACCACAAACTGCCCCGGAGGGTTAAACGTCAGAGTCAACACACCCGGATTTAGCGGCATGATCCCTCCACAAAGCTAAAGCGGCCTCAGGACTAAGGGTGCCAATGACGCGGTGATCGTGAGGCTCGTCCTCCCAACTGATACGACACGTTCCGCAGATACCCCTCTCGCCTTTCACGCGATACTCACCAATGTATATCTGTCGAGTATCCGCTGGTCAAAGGCGTCTATTACGATACCAACACCACCAGAGTTACCCGCATAACGCTCACTGAACGAACCGACCTCACGCTGCAACAACAGAGCAGGGTTCTCCAAATACTGTTGCGCAAACCGGACAGCCGCATTAATCAACGCACCAGGCACCGTCGAATAACCATAATCGTAAGTGACCTGCAACGAAGCGGGCAGCCACGGCCAAGTCGGACCGAACGTCCACGTAATATCAGTACCAGGAAGACCCGTAGTGTTATAGATCAGCCCAGTATCGGCAACAAACGCCCAGTTGGTGAGGGTTGTCCACGCCATACCGTCCGAAGTCTGACTCGGCAACCACGCCTGAACCGACTCCACGTTCGCCACCGGAATATTAGGGATCAATGCCCGACCATACGGTGCGGGATCGATAAAAGACGTCACCCCAGTAGTAAGGTCAAAACCAGCATCGCCCCTATTGCAATACTCGCAGACGAACGACTCGGCCCAACTCAACGCCTGTGTCACACTGGGGCTATCGTAAACGCCGCCAATAGGTGTAAACGCGGCGGCAAGTTGAGTCGCGAACGTCACTTCGTCTCCGCAGCCTCGTTAGCCTTCGGCCGGCGACCCCGACGAGGAGCAACAACCTTAACCTCAGCCTCATCCTCAAGGCGCACCAGTTCATCCTCGGCAGGCTCCTCCTCGCGGCGGGGAGAAATGTCACGAATAACAGCAACAATCTCGCCCTGCCGCTGAAGCCACGGCGGCGGAGTCTCCTCAATCGTCACATGCGTGACCGTATAACCACTCATCAGTTACCTCCGGGATAGATGTAAGACACAGTCGAGGTGCCAGTAGCGACAACCCCATACAGGTCATGCGCCGGACCCTCAGTGGGCAGCGTCACGAGCGTGGTAGGCAGCGCCACACCGGTACTGGTAGTCACACCCGCACCGCCGACAGTCGTCGCCGCCGAACACAAAAGCGTGATCCCACCAAGCCCACCAGGGCTGGCAATCAGGGTAGCGGTAGTACCGACAGTCACCTGGCCAGAAACATAGGGCTGGTTAGCCATTACGCCCCGCCGATAACCGCGTAGTTAACCTTCATAGTGCCCGCAGGAGTGCCATGAGTACCAACCGTGATAGCAGTCTTAGTAACCGACGCGTAAAAACCGCCAACAGTGGCAGTAGCCGAATCAACCGCCGAAATGACAACAGCAGGAGCCTGAACACTATAAGCGTTCTGGAAAGTAACAGTCGCCAACGTGCCCGCAGCAGGACTCGTACCAACAACCAGGGTAAGAGTGCCCCACTCGTCCATGCCGACAACAGTCGCAGACGGAGAGCCGGAACCAAGACCGGCGCCAGCCGCAACAACCGGCGCGGGAGTCAGCTCAAGAGACTCGTGCGTACTACGCAATCTAGCCATAAAGTTTTTCCTTTCAAGGTAAAGGGTGTGTGCGGATCCGTATCGTGTTGATACGTTTACGCACACACCCCTCAACCAAATTTGTTAGCCAGCGACCAGCTGAGTCAGCTCGAAAGCAGTCGGACGGTAGCAAAGCAGACCAAGACGACTGTCAGCACGCACAGTCACCTTACCCTGAATGAAGTCAGACTCATTCGAGTTAGTGACCTGCATTTGAATACCCTGACGACGCGCAACCTGAACAGTCTGCGGGTCAAACCACCCAGTCAGAATGTAACCAGCAGGCATCAAAGGCGTGGTCACGACGGGTACGCCCCACAACGATTTAACCGGCCCGCGGGAAACTCCATAAACGTTTCCGAACATGCTGGTATTCATAAATTGTTGGTTGGCATCCTGGGCAGTTTCAAGTCGCTGCCAATCGCGGGGATGCATTATGTGAGCAGTCGGAGATTGGAACACAGCTAACTCAATATCGACCGCAGCGTCCTTCAGATTCAAAGAAACAGTCAGCGGATCCGGGTAAGAAGTACCCGCACCAGTAACCACACGACCAACCGAAAGACTCGTAATGGTTTGCGCCAGCACACCAGAACCCAGAGTGCCCGAAGCCGGGAACGCCACATTCGAAACAGTGGTAGAAGTAGAACCATTGTAGAGCGAACCAGAACCAGCGGTAGTGAAGCTAGCGTCGAAGGACAGCAGACCGCCAACACCCGGGTAACCCGAGCCGGCAAGAATCTGAACCTCTTCCTGACGCTCCACACCAAGCAGCAAACGACCTTGTACAAAGTTGTACAGGGTAGCGGCGTCGGCGATAGCCTCATCCGAGATCGTCATCGCGTTCGCGACCTTGCCGATCTGAGCGTAGCTACGACCAACCGACAGGCTGGAGAACGGGAAGGTCCCGGCCTCATTAACCTGATTAGCCTGGAAGTTATCCAGCTTCTCAGTCAGATACGAAATGTTAGGCGAAGTAGTAGCGAACGAAGAAATCAGGTCAGCCAGAGTCAACTGGTAGAACAGAGTCTCAACGATCCCCGGACGAAAATCAGGCAGAATACCCTGCGCGAACGCACCAGTACCAAACGGGTTCTGACCGATAGCCGAAGGACCAGTGAAACCGCCACCCGAAGTAGTCGAAGGCAGAAGCAGATCACCCATAACGTTATCGCTCTCAGCGTTACCCACAGGGGTCTTAACGCCGATCTCAAACGAATGCTCAATCGCCTTACGGGTAACGTCGTTGACGCCGATCAGGGCAGCGAAACCCTCATCCTCAAGCGCAAGCATAGCGAGATGCTTACGACCGTACTTGCTTAGCGGGTTCGGCATCTCGAACTTCTGGACAGGCTTGCCGGTCTTGGTGTCGACAGCCTCGCCGATACCACCCTTAACCAGAGCAGCTTCTATCTCGGAAGCCTCTTCACAACGACCAAGCTGGCCACGGATACGGGTAAAGTCGTCTTGCAGACCCTTCCACGCAGTAACCTTCTCGTCCTCAGTGATCTCCGGGTTCTCTTCGAACTCCTTAGCGAAAGCACCGAGACGCGCTTCCACGTCCCGAAGCTGAGTCTTCAATTGGGCTGAAGTAGCCATACTATTCTGTTATTCCTTCGTTATAAAGATTGCAGTAATTGGGAGCGCATCTGCAGGAACTGCAGCGCGCGTTCTCTCTTTGCCTTCTCGTCAGCGGGGGAAGCGGGCGCCGGGACCTCATCGGTGGGGGCGGGGGCTTCGGGCGCAGACTCGTCTGGCGTAAGCACTTGATCCAAGGCTTTTTCGAAAGCCTCAGTGTTTGTATCTACTTTGGTCTCCGCAACGTGCTCATCGAGCGCGCGAAGTTGCTCCTCGCACCACTCACGGGCACCGTCAACGGAAGCGAAATGAACTTCGCCGTAATGGCCATCAAATTCCTTGACCATTGTGACTTGCGGCTTCGCAGCCTTGTTGGCGCCATCATCAGCGCCAGAACCCTCATCGGTAACCTCAATGACAGGACAAGCAGCACCGAGATGACTAGAAGCATCGTGAATCGCCTGCACAAGGGCACCGTCGCCGCCAACACCACTCGCGGTCTGACCGGCTTTAGTCCAGATGTCGGCGATAGCATTCTTGAACGCTTCACTGTCGACACGCGGGAGGACATCAACATAGACAGCGCCGTCCGCAGACTTGCTGTGAGGGTCGGCGACATCAATGCCGTGCGACCGTGCCGCAGCTTCAATCGCAGACTTAACGTGAGCCGCGTGCGAACCCAACGCATCGTAGTTCTTCGCCACATTGATGTACGCAAGCGCAGCCCTAATGTGGGCAACCGTGTCAATCGGGTACTTGCCGTCCTCCGGGTCCGCATAGCGAACATCCCCGTAAGGCTCCGGCGACTTCACGCTCAAAGCCTCCAGAACGGCCTCTTTAACCTCGTCGGGCACATCACCCTCGGCCCTACCCGATAGGGCGTCCTTGAGGGCGCTACAGGCCTTCACGGCAAGGATCACGGCGTCCCGGTTAGACGGGGTCGCTACAACGCCGGCGTTAAGCAGTTCGCGACGGGGCTCACTGTCTTTCTTGCTCTTGTCGGTCATGAAGGCCACGCTGACAGTACTTATGTGGCCCTCGCGAATGAGCTGACGCACCTCTTGGGCGCGGGGCAGTCCGGAAAAGCGAGCTTCCATCATCATCTTTTCGCCCTCAAAGTACGGGCGGAAAGAGCCTATGGTATCCGAAACAGACATGCCATGATCTACATCAAGGGGAAGCCTTTCCGGCAGCGGTTCAATCCACTCATCGCGATGAAGGCGGTCGCCGTCCCTGTCGAGCGACGGCGTAGAAAGTACAGCCCTGAACCCGCCATCGGGTCCGAACTCATCATCGTCCACCGACTCCACGGTGGCGATGGATTTCTGTATTAAGTTAGACATAATTCCTTGCTAGTTCAGAGCGCGCTCCAAAAATGCGCGAATTTCTTCATGCGATAAGCCCGTCTCGTGCTTAAGGGAGCGGTACTCCTGAAGCTCGCGCGAGGCCACGGCGGCGTCGCGCCCCTTATGACATTTCTTGCACATGGGCATGTAAAACTCGGGATAAAGAGAATAGAAAACTTTCGAAGTGCCTGAAGGTCCATACAATTGGTCTGGATCAGTGCCGTCGTACGCCCACTCGGCCGCTTGCCCACCGCACTGCACGCATTGGTACACGGAAGCGGGCCCCCATAGGCGCTTAGCGCGCTCGTGAGCCGCCCGTTCGCCCACCACATCGTGAATAGAGTAGACGCGGATCGGCACGTCCTCGCACGCGTCCCCCGTCCTTTGCAGCCGGGACGCGTGGGTGGTGCAATATCCCCTTTTCCGCTGGGGCCGCGCACAGTCACCCACCGAGCAGACGCCGTCGTAATATTGATACTCCCTGACGGGATCACGCACATCGCTGCCATACTTCCAGCGCTGATAGTGGCCGGAGCAATAGCCTTTCGCGACATATCGCCTGCCGCACCCGGGGACGCTACAAGCCTTCATGACAGCCAATCATACCATACCAAACCAGTATGATTAGGCAGCCTTCGAGTCCCGCTGAGCAATCGCCAGCCTGACCGATTCAAGAACATCATCAAGTTCATCCGGATACTTCGCCGCCAACGCCATAGCGAAAGCCTTGATCTCCTCCGGAGACTTCCCACGACCGACCTGGCGGACAACCTCCCGGTAATGCTTAGGGCGCGACGTAGAAGGATTCTGATTACCCGGCTGCGGACCACCCGACCCAGAAGAAACCGCCACCGGAGTTCCCGGATGCCGCGGCACCGAAGTCGGAGGCTTACCCTCTTCTGTCGAAGCAATCGGAGTCGTAGGCGTCGGATCCAACTTAATCCCATCCGGCGTAGTACCCGAAGCCGCAGTATTCATACGAATAATCTCACCCGGCTCACCAAGCTCCTGAATCGCCGAGTTACAATAAAGCTTATCCGCCTTCTCGTCCCCATACCTGTTCAGACCGGTATATTCCCTCGCCTCATTCGGCGTCATCACAGCGACAGACACAGCCTTATGCGCCGCCTCCATCCGCGCCTCATAATCACCACGCATCACTTCGTCAGTCGCAAACCGCATAATATTCTTACGCGACCAGTTAGACCCCACATACGTGTCCATCACGGACTGGATCAACTCGATAACCGGAGCCATCGTATCCCGATAAAAACCGCGCATCTGCTCAGTGATATTGCTGAAGGTCGCGTGATCGAGGACACCCACGAGAGTGGGTGCAATATCGTAAATTGCGCAAATCTCCTCCCGGTTCATCTTCCGAGACTCAATCAACTGCAAATCCACAGCCGTAACCTGAAACGGCTTAGCCGTCACACCATCCTCAAGAACCAACGTCTTACCAGAGTTAGACGTCCCCGCATGAGCATTCTCAAACGCAAGCTTCAAACGCTTCGCGCCAACATCACTCAAACGGTTAGGCGTCTCCAAAACAAGATTCGGACGCCCCCCATTCCTCCACATCGAAGACACCGCAGTACGCGACGAATCCTCCGAAAAAATAGTTGACTCAATCGCCACCATCTTGGAAAACCCGCGCTCAAGGCCCCTCGGGTTGAACAACCGGAATGGAACAATGTCACGCTGATCAAACTTCACCAACTCGGTATTGATACCCGAACCGGCCTGAAAAAAGTACGTGTACACACCATCCTTGGGATCACGCCGAATCGCAACCCGAGACGGATGCATCGGCATGAACGCATACGGCACATCGTTCTTATCCCTGACCATCGCCAGGTAAGTCTCACCGTAAATATCAATCGTCGTCTGAACCCAGTGCCAAAACCTAAACGGGTCCATATACGGCAACTGCGAAGTCTGAAGACAAGGATTAGCGATCAACTGCGCATACTGCGAGCGAGTGTCAAGAGTCCGCGTGTTATCGTTGCCAACATCCCACACATCCACCGGAAGACGAGCCACCGCATTCGCCCGCTTATCGACACAAGCACGCACCCACGGCTGACGCTCATAAATCTCACCAAACAACGCATACCGGTACTCAAGCTCCAGGCCCATCAGCTCTGGATAATAATAACTTTGAGGAATAATGGGCTGTAATTCGGCCAAACCCTCCGGCGCCAGATCCAAACCTGAGCCGCGGATCCTCACCGGAAGATTAGTGCCGCTACTGGTCCGCATGAGCCGCTACCGTCTGAACGTAGGCAACATTCGAGTGCCTGATAAACAACTCGCCCTCCACCTTCGCGGGCTCCGCGCCATCCGGGTAAGCCACCACATCGGCGAACACCGCATAATCGCGATCCTCGGCAGTTAACACCCCGGAAAACTGCGTCCCCACCCGTGGTGTGACATGGAAGCGAGTCCTCAGCTTCCGGCGTATTAAGTTTTTCAAGTGGGTCCTTAAAGTATTAGGACGTCTTTTTCGCAATAGACCGAGTTAATGTGGCCGTCGCGCGTCCAATAAGCATTCATAGCCATGATTGCGGCCGGCACCGCGTCAATCCTCTTCGAAGCCTTCATGCGGTTAGGCTTTTCCGGCATAATCTGATCCGGATCCGCAGCCTTATACTTAGCCTCGCAAGCATCGAAACAAAACCGCGCTAACGGATTGGCATGATGCCGGTAGAGCCCGTCCGTCACCATGTCGTAAATACGGTGCATGCCGTCCGACATCGTAGAGAACTGGTTGTCGTAGGCGTATATGTCTTCCACGCCGATACCGGTCTCCAGGCGGATCCGCTGGATAACGGGTTCACTCATGTGTTTGTCGGCGTCACCGCCCAAGATCACAAACCGTTCCGAATCCCGCTTAATGTCCGCATACAGCTGCTCAAAGTCCAGAACGTCACCCGGGGTGACTGTCAACCAGCCGCCCTTAATGAACTCGTAACTAAACCTGCCCTTGTTCAACCGGTCAAGCTTCTCCACCGCGGCCTCGGGCGCCCAATGACGCCACACCACATCCACGCCATAGGTGGAGTCCGCACAGGGAAACAGGTAGCAGATAGAGGTCAAGTCCTGCTTAGCGGCAAGGTCCAACCCGAAATAGCACTCGCAGCCGCGGAAAGACTCCAACAACTGCTCGTTGTTGTCATAGATGGTGCTCTTGTTACCCGCCTTGTCCCAAAGAAACATGTTCATCCATCGAACAGTTGAACTCTGCCACTGGTTCAAGCGGTACTGTCGGAACGCCATCTCCGCGATAGGATTCGTCCTGGCTTCCGCTGCCTGCTTCTTCAAACCCTCCAAAGTCAAAAAGTCACCCAAAGCAGGATTAGCATGCCCCCAGTTCGCCTCATCCCACGGATCCGCAGTCTCCGGAGTATTCTTCAAATACACAAAAATGTGACGGAACTCCTCAGCCTCCGGATTATCCAAAGCCTGTTCCATCTTCTTATGCATCTGGCCGGCGAAACCCTCCGGATCATTACCGGCAGTCGTCGCCGCGATCATCAAAGGCTGAAGACGGGCACCCGACCCCATACCAGTACGGAGCGAGTCCCACATGTCCCCGGACTGCCATGCGAGGATTTCATCGGCGCCCACGCCACTTGGGTTAGAACCAAGAGCACTACGAGCATCAGCCGCGATGATCTGGTAAAAAGAGTTCGTTTTCGGATGATAAATCCGTTTCTTGTAGTCAGAAATATGAAGATGCTTAGACAGCACAGGGGAGAACTTCACCATCTGCGCCGCAACATCGAAACACAACTTAGCCTGCGTAATATCGCGGGCAACACCGTACACCTCAGCGGACTCCTCATTATCCGCAACCAGCAGATAAAGCATCATCCCAGCAAGAAGCTCAGTCTTACCGTTCTTCCGCGCCATCTCAATCCACGCGATCTCATACCGCCGCTTATAGGACTGAAACTCCTCCGACCACACCATCCGCCCAAACAGAGGCCTGATGATGTCCTCACGCTGCCAATCAGCCAAAACGAACCGCTGCCTGGTGTATCGCCCCTTGGTGTGCTGTAGAAGCTCCTGAAAGAACGCTAACGCGTGGTCGGCGCGGGGGATACAGAAATGTTCCCCTACCCCGGCGCATTCGACGGTGTCGAAGGTGTAGCCGCAGACCGGGGCTTTTCCTCTTCTGGGCATTCCACCTCCCCCTCGAAACGCTGCTCAAGGCGCTCAACCGCCGCCTGGAACGCCGAACCTTTAGCTTTATGCTGCTCCAACCGCTCGCGAAGCCCGTCAAACCGGCGCTTCATCAAACGGTGAGCAATAAGATTAGAATGATCGGGCATGGTCCCTCTCTGGTAAGATGCAGGGATGAGACAAGTAACTTGCGACTACCGGGGCTGCCCCTCGCAGACACGCATCTCTTCGCACAGCTTCCCGAACGAATGGGTCAGCATCTCGATCTCCGCTATCGACGGTCCCGGCAACGAATACGACTTCTGCAAGGAGCACGCATCCGAGGTACGCGCCGCATTCGGGGATATGACGCCTACCGTTCTCCCGTAAACCCGAAGAGGGAAGCATAGCCCCCATAATCCGCATCAAGAAGCGCAGGATCCGAATAAAGCGAAGACGGCGCCGGCTCGCAGGACCCGCAATACACATCCAAACTCTGCCGAGACTCATGAACCGCCCCACACCCAGGACACTCCTGAACAAACCGGTGATCCGAACCCCCACCATGACCCTGCCACACCGGGGCCGTACCAGCGTAATACTCATCCGGCAGCACAAGCACCCCATACAGTAGTGGTAGGATAGCGGGCATGAAAGTCACCCCAGAAACCCTCAACGCCGCCGCCAGCGACCTAACCGGCATCAACACAACACTCACCGAAGAAACCGCGGCAGCCGCCACACACACCACCGCAATCGCTACCGCGGGAGCCGACGAGGTCTCCGAAGCCATCACCGCACTATTCAACACCTACGGACAAGACTTCCAACAAATAGCCAACCAAGCCCGCGCACTACACCAACAGTTCACACAAAACATGACCGCCGCGGGCAACGCCTACCAGCAGCTCGAAAACGCGAACACCGCCACATTCCCCAGCCCCCACCCCATCGGCGAAGGCGAAAACATCTTCAGCATCCTACGCACCAGACACGAATTCCAGATCGGCTTCGGACCGTACTTCTACACCGCCACGTGGGGATGGGAAAAGATTTGACGGCATGGCAGCAGTCCATCTGCCCACACTGCGGGGCAGCGTTTGAGCGCGATAAACCCATCTGCCAGCGGTGCGGAGTAGGTGAACTCTGTTGGTGCGATGTTGACGGCCCTGACAGCTACTCGTGCCAGTTAGTCAGTATGCATGATGGCGAGTGTCAATCGCCTTACGACAGAATCCGCTCCGCACCCGACTTAGGGCCATGATCCGACTTCTCAATCGCCAGGTTAGCCCGATCACCAGGCGTAAACCCAAAACGCCCACCAATCTTCGACATCGTCTCAATACAATCACGCATCATCTGATGATACGGCGACTTGATCACCCCGCCAGCTGCACCCTTATCAATATACTTCCCGTAAGCCGTCGACTGCTGCAACAGGGTACGGCACTCGCGGAACTGCGCCACAGCCTCACAAAAAGCCTCAAACGCATACACATCCCACGGGCTCAACATGCCCTTATCCATCAGGTCAGGCGCCCACTCAGCCCACACCCGTAGCGCGCCCTCAGTCATCCCATCCGGCGCCTGAGCCTGCCCCTCCGCCGGCAACGGCTCGTTCCGGTTGATTCTGCTCTCCTGCTCACCCTGCAACACCTTCAAATGCTGCGGACGAGGCTTCGGACCACGAGCACCCACCAGGGACACCTCCATACAGGTAAAGTAAGGTTACAGGGCAATACCGCCCAAATTTAGGAACTTTAGGAAGGTTTAGGATGGTTTAGGACGACTTTACGGTGGAAGCGGCGAATAACCCCAAGACACAATCCGACACCGCACCAACTCATTCTCACCAACCGCATACGCCGCACACACCCGATGAAAACCATCCGCAATCACCAACGGCTGACCCCGAACCAACAACACCGGAGACAACCGCCGACCATCCCGAATCTTACGGAGATCCTTCGCCACATGCTCATTACGCCTAGTCAACGGCGTCAACCCCGACGCCCGCAAAATATCCTTCGCGTAAAACTCGCACTCCTTCACGGTACGAAACCGATCAGCCACCTCCGCACCACACCTGCTGATCAACGACAGGTATTGGGCAGCCGCATCAAAGTCGTGATCCTCCGGCTCATCAAGCCACTCGACAGAACCCATCTGGACTCCAATCTTGTTGCATACCAACGCTTTTCGCGTACGAAACATGTTGCAGGACTTGGGATTTGGGCACATTTTCCCAAAACTTGCTTCGCCCTCGACCGACACCGAAGGGTCGCCGCCGCGCGCGCGCCGAGGGATTCCGACCCACCCCCTCCCGACGGGCGGGATGCCTTGCCGCGCAACAGGTTCGGGCTCTCCGTCGCCATAGGCACGTCGGCGCCGCCGCTACCGGCTCGATGGCTGGGCGTGGGCGATGCGATTGGTTGCGCTAGGGCAATGGTTGCTACTGTGCACGCGACTGCGAGGTCGTCCATCCGTTGTGACACGAGGCGCACAGCCCGCGCCCGTACTGGGGGTCGTCAGGATCGAGTCCGGCTCGCTCGAGCTGCTTCCTCGTCATGGGGTAGTGATCGGCGACGGTCGACGCCTCTTCGTGGCACAGGGTGCATTGTGGGTCGCGTCTCAGTACGTCTGCCCTGAACCATCCTCTGTGACGGGCGCCGTAGCCGCGCTCAGTGCTCGACCCTCTACGCCTCTCCGCTGCCCTGTCATGGTCGCGACAGCGGCCGTTACGGACAGCTGGACGGCCACAGGTGCTACACGGCCTAGGTGGCTTCTGCACAGGCTTCCCATCGTGGGCCGTGCCTCAACGGGGGATAGTGGGCGAGGAACACGAGAGCGGGGTCAGCGGGGTCGGGGACAGTGCACGAGCCACAGCCGCACCGAGTATCACAGCTAGGCATATCCGGGAGCATTGGACCTCACTAACCTAAACATCGGTAGGCATTACCTATTGTGTACAGGGGTAGTACGGAGTAGTGTTTAAGACATCAGGCCACCACAGAAAGGCAATCCAATGTTCGTAATCGGATCCCGCGTAATCAACGAGTACGGCACACACGGTACGGTGCTTGAAATCAACGAAGCCTACGATGGCATGCGCGTGCTGGTGGCGCTGGATGGTGGCGACATCAACAGCGAACACTACCTAGACGAGCTGAAGCCGGCCCCGGCTAGCACGGTTGTTGGCCGCGTCGGATACACCAAGTAAAGGGGAGAAGGAAACATGTTCAGCATTAACCGTGACAGCATCCTTGCTAGTGCATCACAAGCCGCACGCGACGACCTAGCGAAAGCTCACAGGGCTATCTGCTCTAAGCCGATCAAAGCAGCTCCCCGTAAGCAGCGTGGCATCCCGCTAGACGCATGCGACGGTAGTCACTACGAACGTGAAGAACAGGACCGTATCGAGCGGTTAAATGCGGAAACCGAAACCACCCGATAAAAGATGGCCGAATCAATCTGGCATACGGAGGAAGCAACCTTCCCGGATGGCACGCGCGGAACGCGGTTTGTGTTCCGCAACGGTGACACGGTGACCTATAATCCCCACACGGACACCCTTACGGTAGACAGGCGTAAGTAAAACAACCCCACCCAAGCCCCGCTCACGCGAGCGGGGTTTTTCTTTGTGGTTACCTATTGCCTACCGGAACGGTATGGATTAGCATTACCTCATGACCGCTTCCCAGTCCCGCAAGTTGCAAGCCCTTATCGCGCTGTCGCGTGATGTGAGCACCACCAACGGGGAGCGTTCACTAGCAGCACACCACGCAGCAGCCATGATGGACGCAGCCGGTATGGACTACCTGACAGTGTTCCCCTTCGGACTGCCCGAGTAAGGAGTAAGACAATGACCGCTTCGCTTCCCGCATCGTTTCAAAACATCCTCGACCGGCTCGCCACCTCAGACGAGCACCGTACCCTCATGATCGAGGCCTACCGTTTAGGTAACGAGCTGGACGCAGCCTACGACGGGGCGTTACACCACGCATACGACGCGATGACGGCGGACCGGATGATGGACGCCATAGAGTACAAGTATGACCGGGCGCGTAAGGCTCTCACCGATTACGAGCAGCAGGTGTCCGCATGAGTGGGGAGTTGCACATCATCTACAACGACCGATACCACGCATACACCATCGTGGGAGCAGCGGGAGCGATGTACGCCAGCAACGGGCAACCGTTACTGTTCCCTACCCGGCAACTAGCAGCAGAGGCAATCAAATGATCACCGCAGGCATACCCAAACCAGCGTTAAGCCTAGAGGGACACCCGCATCAATTTGTCGACTACATCCAAGAGGGAGTAGCGGCCGGGTGGCGTCTCGTGTTCTTTAAGAACGGTAACGAGCTACGCATGACCACTACCGAGCTAGCGCGCAAGTGGGGCGTTGATCCGTTCGCTAACGTCTATCCGCTGATCTGGGACGGAGAGTAACCATGATCACTACAGCTGTAGACATAGACATGTGCGACCGATGCGACGCTCTAGCCTACGGGCGAGTAGTCCTGCCATCCGGTAGGAAGCTGGCGTTCTGCGGGACACACATGGGACAGCACGCCCAAGAGTTATCCAAGCAAGGTGCACGGTTAGACGCAGTAGCCAAACCAGAGTACACAAGAGTAATCAACGGAAGGATAGCGTAATGAAAGTCAAGATTGAGATCGAACTATCCGGAGCAGCAATCGCAGAAGACACGGACGGCGAAGTTGCGCGGATCCTTAAGCGGCTAGCGGAACGGATCGCAGAAGACAGCCTTGAAGCGGTCAACTGTAACCGCTTGTTTGACATCAACGGTAACGGCGTTGGTGAAATCTACCTAGATGATGAGGACGAGGACCGATGAGAAAGACACTCGCAGTAGCCACGCTAACCGTAGTCACGCTAGGAACACCACTAGCAGTAGAGGCAGTGTTTACCGGCGCCCAATCGCACGCTGTCGCCATATCGGCTAAAGGTCACGGTAACGGAGGCGAGTCACACCACAGCACGGGGAAGCGGGCACACAGAGAGCGGGCCGGCTTCAAAACCGATACATGCATGGAGGATGAGCCGTGTTGGTCATGCGTTGATGACGGTAACCGCGTGTGCGGACCGAACAACAGCGAAGGCAAACCCGCCGGATGCTATGACGACGGAGGCGTACTGGAATACGTGTGGCCGTGCAACCCGTGGAAGCCCTCCGATGGTTGGGTACACAGGGATGGTTCCATCACGTTCCCGGATGGGCACACCACGCCAGCTACTCCGGATCACCAACGGCCGGATTCAGATGATGGAGCACCTGATGGTAGCGTCACCTTCGATCCTGATGAGGCTGTCTACACGATAGGATACCGGAACTAACCAGCACCAACCCAACCAAACCGCTCCGGTAAAACCCGGGGCGGTTTTCTTTGCGTTCCCTCTTCCCTACGGGTACCGTAGGGTGTAACGTCAAAGACATGAACACAGCAACCCAGTACACAGTCACTTACATTGACGCGACCGGCGAGCATGTCAAAGCATCGTTCACGGACAGCCGCGATGCTTGGTTGTTCATGCGGTTATGCGACTCACTAGGCGTATCTGCCGGATACCCAGCGCGGCTATCATGACCACGCTACTGGTAAGCATCGCAACCCTAGTACCGCTAGCCTGGTTCCTCCCCGGCTGGCAAACCAGCCTAGAACAACACACCTACCGCAAACACTTCAACGACTAAGGAGTAAGGCAATGATTCACTACGCACACAAGTCACGGTTCGAACGAATCCAAGAGATAGCCGAACCCGACTGGTCAGAGTATGACCTATGGGGGAAAGCAATGGGCATGTTCTTCGATATCGCTTCCGTACTCGACATGACAGACATTGAAGGGAACGTTAGCCCGCAACCCTTCGCCCGCTGGGACTACCGTCGCGCACCGT